AGCAATGAAGTTCTGGTAGTCTGTTGGTAGATAATTATTCATTTCTCACTCCGTCAATGTTTTTATGTGTCTGATGTCGGCTCCATCCACGTCATAGAAATACTCGCGGATACCATCTTCAATCTCTGCGCCGACATCTTCATCAGCAGGGATTGGATATTCGTCAGGGTCAATATCAATTGTGATGTACACTTTAACTCTCATCACTAGCCGCCACATCTTCCCTTAAAGCAGTGAGATACCACTGTGCTTTGTCCAAGTCCTCTAACGGTTTACCTTTGTAATCAAACCGCCATAGGTACTTCATAATGTTACCCTGTAGGTAGTACTTGAAGTTTGGTCCTAGTGCTGCCTGAATAGCAGTTATACACTCAATGCCAGACTGATTGTAGTGTGAGGGACTGTTGACCATATCAACCTTGTCACCCATACGGTTAGCTGTGTCCACTATGTCCTGCACAGGATTGTCTGACTGTTTGGCAGCTTGCCTCATATACTCTTCGTGTCTCATGCATTGCCTCCTGTCTTGCTATTGAATGTAAGATGAACTACATTGCCATCGTATGTTTTCTCAACGCCCGTCTCTTCCTCTAGTTCTACATCAATATCCATCTCGTTGTCAACAACTTCTAGCACGTATGTGTGGACTAAGTTGCGGATAGTTTCATCCTGTTCCATGATAGGCACAGTAGAACATATCATCTTACAAAAGTGCATTACCTGTCCGTAGCCTTCATCGTCAAGTGGATTGTCAGGCTGTGATATGATAGAGATATCAATCTCTCCTGTCCACTCGCCGTTTTCTTCAACGCTTGGTCTGATACGGATAATAAAGTCTTCGTCTTCTATTCTCATATTATCTGACATGTCTATCTCCTTTTCACTTTGGTTCCACTAAACTTGATAAACTTAGGGTGCTTGTTCTTGCCTTTCTCTTTTAGCCAGTCTTCGGGAATAATGCGGTCATAGTATCTGAACCCATACTTGATACACCATTCTCCATACGTAGACTTGGCACCCTTGCGTAGCTTACGTCTACTATTCTCAAACACAAAGCGAATGTCAAGCTGCGGATGCTGCTTCTTTATTGCAAGATGCTTTCTCCTGTCAGCCGCAGTAAACATACCCTTCGTCTCAATGATGATACCGTTCTGCAGCACGAAGTCGGGTGTATAGGTGCGGTACGCAAGGTCTTCCCACTCAATCTTGAGTTTTTCATAGTCGTATGTAACTTTGAGTTCATCAAGATAGAGAGACAGCTTGTGTTCAAGTCCACTTCTATACCCATACTTTCGTGCTGCACGAAATGCTGCGTGACTAGGCATATTCGTCTGCCAAACTCACATACGCTACTGTCTTCGGCTGCTTTGCCCGTGAGGCAACGGCAGGACGTTCCTCAAGTCCGGGCCAACAAGAGAATCGATATCTACAGAAACCACACTCTGTGCCTAGAACCATGTTGCCTGTAGGCTTGCCCCGGAAAGTCTCCGGTACAGCATCAAAGCAACGCTCAAATCTGTTCTCAGCCATTGTGTCTGCCGTCTGCTTTATATTGGCGACTTCTTCCTCAACGTCAATACCTGTAGCTGGTACATATTTGAACTCACCATTGGCTTTGTTCACCACCCACCAACCACCAGCACGTTTACCTGACGCCTTCGCATAGCCAGCAAGCTGTGCTACATACCCGAAAGCATCACCCTGTCTAAGAGTGTCGAAGGATTCAAACTTGTTAGTATACGACCAATTAGATGCTGACTTGATATCATCAACAGCACCGTCAATAACAATATCATATGTGCCAGAGACGGATGTATCGTCGCCAAGGTCGAGCGTAACTTTAGCATCATCTTCATACTGTACTCCTGCTTCTTTCAATAGTCCCTTGAAGACAGCTTCAACGATGTCTCCAATCATCATGTTCATTACGAATGTCGTTGGAAAGGGTAACGCCTTCTCTGGTTCATTCTTCTCAAACCAAAGCTGACAAGATGGCCTACCTACGTTTGACATACGTAGACCAAACTTGTCACGCTTGTTACCCCCACCAAACTGGCGTGATATCGCATTCATTACATCCGTGCCTACTTGCTTGATAGTAGCCTCACTCATGGTGGACTTACCACTAGCAGCATTCTCCATGTACTGATGCAACGCCAGTTCAGCAGCGTGGTTCATTACGCTACCTCTTCTACTTCGATGTCAACGATGCCATCTACAATAGCCTCATCGTCTTCATCATCGTGGGAGTTAGCCTTGTCTGCCCATGAGTTGATGATGTACTCATTGTAGTTGTTCACCCACTGCATGAAGTCACCAAACATGTCCTGTTCCTTATCGGTCAGTTCAAGTGTCTTAGTAACGTCCAGAGATACCACAGGCAGATAGAACACTGCACCAGTAGGAATCTTACGCTCCTCTGTATTGGCAGTGATGATATGCTGCACAGGCAAACGCTTCATCTTAGCAAGCTGGGTAAACGCACCACCCACGTTCTTGAAGGCATCACGGTTATCGACTTCCCAGATAAAGGCAGTCTCGTTTACATCTACAGGATTGCCTAACGCATCTGTGGCATTGACCAGTTCGACTGTACCAAGTACAACGCGAACACGCTTAATCTGCTTGATAAGTTCCTGCGTCTTCTCAGGCAGGGACTTGAAGTCTTGGATATAGCCAGCAGGTTTACCACAGTTAAACCCACCGTCATTATCCTTGAGGTCAATGTTCAGGTTATCTGCCATGACAGTCTTGACATAGCGATTAGGGCTTTCACCCATGCCACGGACAAAACGCTTGTACATGAATCGTTGCAGATACGGACGAATCTTCACCGACTCTGCGTAGTACGTCGGGCCATCAGGAACTTCCAGCCTGTAGGTACCGCCGCTGATTACTTCCATGTTCACGTTCTTGCCGTTCACCTCTGCCTCACCCATGACAGGTGAGTGATTGATGCGCAGACGAGCAAGAGTGCTGGCTTGCTTACGCTCACCAGTAGTCTCGTTTGCAATGCCCATAGCTTTCGCCATAGCGGCATAGTTGTTAGTGTCAATAGTTGTCAGTTCCATGTGTTTTATACTCCTTCTTTCGAGTTAGAATCCATAGTTATATCACGACACATCTTTGGTGTCAAGCCAGTTGGGGCCGATTTTTGCCTCTAGTAACAGTGGTACATTGAATACTAACCCCCAACGTATAGTAATCAAGTCAGGCAACTCCTTGTTTGTCTGGTGTATTATGTCGATAACTCTCCTTTCTTCATCTGGGTGGACATCAATGACAATCGAGTCATGCACAGTGTTTACCACGCAGGACTGCATGTTGTCAAGCAGTTTATCAATGTGCAGCAGTGCCAGAGGCACAATGTCTGCCGTAGCAAACGACTGCACAGGATAGTTCTTTATCTGTGTGAAGTGTGACACTCTGCCACTGGCCTTGCGGTGTACATCGGGGAAGGCGAACTCACGACCTGACGGTGTAGTAATCTTCCGTGTCGTTACAGCCTCTTTAGCCAGTCGGGTATGCCAAGCCCCGATACCTTGGTACTTCTCCGTGAAGTGCGTGTAGTATTCTGCTTCCGCTGCAGTTCTCCCAAAGCCCGTTGCGCCATAAAGCGGTGCGAACGTATGAGCCTTTGCAGTCTGCCTATCCGTAGGTTGACCAGCATCGGTAATAACCTGAGCGGTGTATGAGTGTACATCAAATCCAGTAGATACTTCCTCAATTGCAACTCCATCCTGTGAGAGATATGCCGCTGTGCGAAACTCTAGCTGTGCAAAGTCGGCTTCCATAATCTTGCCACCGTCGAAGCGTGACACGAACACCTTCTTGACAGGGAACGTACCGCCACGTGGCATGTTCTGCATGTTTGGGTCACGGCCACTGAACCTACCTGTGGCAGTCATGTGCTGTGTCAGACGGACATGCAGCTTGCCGTCCTGCTTAGTGTACATGCGGATGCCATCCACGAAGGAAGATAGGTACGTATCAACAGCAGACAGGCGTCGAACTTTTGACAAGAAGTCTACAGCATCTGTCATTCCTTTGACACGTGCTGCCTTCTCCAGTGTCTCAAGGTTCTGCTTGCTCGTACTGAACCCATTGGCACTAGCCCACTTGGGGCCGGGTGGCTTGAACTTCAGTCCAGCCAACTCTTTACCAGCCACAAGATGATAACCAGCCCCACCACATGATGTACACTTATTAGTTCTGGCAAATGGTGTTCCATCTTTCTTCACCTTTCGTACTTGGCCGGAGCCATTACACTCGCGGCACTGTGTTGCTTTTGTCTTGTACAGCTTCTCTGTACCACCAGCCATCAGGCTACGAAAGTCTGCGTCATCCATGTATGGGTCAATGGCGTTGGCCCAGTAAGGCTTGTCTAGAACCTTGCGGCTGTACACAACCCACGACAGTTGCTCTGGGCTGTTGAGGTTGATAGGTGTGTCACCCATGAGAGTACGTACATGGGCTTGCAGGTCTGCTGTAAGCTGGTCACGCTCCTGCTCAAACTCCTCACGCACTGTGTCCAGCACGTTCAAGTCCACGGCAAAGCCACGCTGATAGATACGAGCAAGACACACAGCCACCTGATTGGTCAGGTCAACAGTACCACGTAAGCCACTGTCTTCCTTGCTATTTAGCTTGAGCATCTGCCTATCGGAAAGCTGCTGCGTAGCCTCAAGGTCAGCGATAAGGTACTCAGTCAGTTCGTTGTACGGAATGTCGCGAGTGCTAACACCTTTGGCGAAATACTCCTTGAGAGTATCCTGCTTCTTTGTGTCGAGGTCGTAACGCTCTGCGCATGCCTCAAGCGATAGCGGCTCCTTCTGCCCACGCTGCATTACATACTCTGCCAGCATCGTATCGTACACAGGGCCATCGTATTTGAACCCACTCTCCCACAGCCACAGCAAGTCGTGTGCTGCGTTGTGACAGATGAGGATAGTAGCCTCGTCAAGAAGCATCTGCACACGCTCGTAGTAATCGTCCTGATTGGGACGGTCAGCGTGGTCAAACGGAAACGTCAGGCACTGACCTTGGTCAGTCAGCATACCCACCATGACCAGCGTGTTATCTGGCTCAAATGGGTCAAGGTGCATCTTACCATCACGCTTGGTGACGGTATTCTCTACATCAAGTGTTAGCTTCATCCTTCGTACCTCGCTGTCTGGTAGTTGAGTTCACAGTTTACCATACCGTGCCAGCCATTCAACTTGTTCTTCACAATGTTGATATGACGCAGCGGACTGTCTTCTTCCTGACCCTCAACTGTTGGTGACTTACCAATCAGTATCATCAGGTCAGCTTCTGCAGCTTTACCTGTACGGCTACCTTCCATCATGCTCTGGTTCAACTGTGCGCGGCCCTCTGCCTCTGCTGATAGCTGAGACATGTAGAACACCGCACAGTCGTAGGTCTTGGCAATCTGACGTGCGTAGATGGCACACGCCTTGAGTGCCTCGTCCTGTCGAGCGAAGGAACCCTGCACACCAAACTTATCACCCATGTCGAGTACAAGGATGTCAGGCTTGTACGACTTACATACGGACTCAACCCATGCCATGTCACGGCCACCTGCTTCCTTAATCTTGATGTTGTTCATCACAGGCTGATACAGTGCCTGTGCCTTTGACATGTTGTCCCGCACTTCACGGGCTGTCATGCCAGCAGCAGCAGTCAGGTATCTGGCACCCACACGGTGTGTCGGCTCCTCGTTACACAAGATAATACACTTGGCACCCTGATGTGCAAACCCACCGGGGGCAGCAATGAGGCTGGCATGGAACGATGTCTTGCCTGTGTTGGGACGTG